AAGAAGTAATTTAGTATTTACATCAGGATCACAATTTCAAGTAACAGGATCATTAAGAGTATCAGGAAGTATAACAGGATCATTATTTGGTACTGCATCTTTTGCAACTACTGCTTCATTTGCTACTAGTGCTTCATTTGCAATATCATCTTCAAGAGCAGTAACAAGTTCATTTGCTATTAGTGCTTCTTTTGCAACTACTGCTTCATTTACTACTAGTGCATCATTTGCAGTATCAAGTTCATTTGCAATAAGTGCTTCGTTTGTTACTAGCGCTTCATTTGCAAATTCTAGTTCATTTGCAACTACTGCTTCATATGCATTAGGAGGAGGAACAGGACCTATTTCAGTAACAGGTTCTACTCTATATTCAAATTCACCTGTTGCAGGACCAGGATTTGGAATATCAAATGATAACTCTATATTTCTAGGTTCTTTTGCAGGCAAATCAGCAACAAGTGCACAAAGGTCAAACTTTTTAGGTAACTATGCTGGTGACAGCGCAACAGGCGCTTATAGTTCAAACTTTTTAGGATACCAAGCAGGTTTATCAGCATCTAATGCTTACGATTCAAACTTTTTAGGTGCTAATGCAGGTAATGGTGCAACAAGTGCTTATAGTTCAAACTTTTTTGGTAACAATGCTGGACAGGCCTCAACCGGTGCTTATAGATCAAACTTTTTTGGTGAATTAGCTGGTACTCAAGCTCCTTCTGCACATAATTCAAACTTTTTTGGCTACTGGGCTGGCCTATATGCTACAGCTGCAAATAATTCAAATTTTATAGGACAAAAAGCTGGTTATAGTGGATCAAAGGCTAATGATTCAAACTTTGTCGGTAATCTTGCTGGTTATGAAGCTATTAGTGCTAGTTTTTCAAACTTTATAGGAACTAATGCAGGTAATGGTGCAACTAGTGCTGATAATTCAAACTTTATTGGTCGAAGTGCTGGTAATGGTGCAACTAGTGCTTCTTATTCAACTTTAATAGGATATAAATCAGGGTATGACTTAACAATTGGATCTAATAGCATAGGCTCAAACAATATAATAATAGGTACAAATATAACATTAGCAGCTCAACAAAGAGATTCAATCAACTTAGGAGGAATAATATTTGCAACAGGATCATATTTTGATACAGGAAGTTCCCCATTCTCAGGAGCAGTATCAAATGCTAGAGTAGGTATAGGAACTTCAACACCTCAATACACTTTAGACGTTAGTGGTAGTGCAAGAGTTACAAATGGAATAACAGGATCTTTATTTGGAACTGCTTCATATGCTACTCAAGCATTAAGTGCTTCTTGGGCACCCAATAGCAGTCCTATATCAGTGACAGGTTCTACTATATATTCAAATTCACCTTCTTCAGCAACCACATTTGGATCAGCAAATGATAATTCTATATTTTTAGGTAGCCAAGCTGGTTATATATCAACAAATGCAGAAAGATCAAACTTTATTGGTCAACAAGCTGGTTTTAACGCACCTAATGCTAGTTTTTCAAACGCTATGGGTTACCAAGCTGGTCTAGGTGCAACAAATGCTAATAATTCAAACTTTATTGGTGGTAGTGCTGGTAATTCTGCAACAAATGCTAATAATTCAAACTTTATAGGTTATCAAGCTGGTTATAACGCATATAGTGCAAGTAATTCAAACTTTATAGGGGTTAGCACAGGTTATAATGCAATAAGTGCTTCTTATTCTACTCTAATAGGTTACCAAGTTGGTAGCCCTCCTAATAGTGATGTAAATAATTCTATAGGCTCTAATAATATTATAATAGGTACAAATATAACTTTACCAAGAAATACTAGAAATTCTATAAACCTAGGAGGAATAATATTTGCTACTGGTTCTTACTTTAGCACTGGCTCAATTTCTTTTGGTAATGGACTTCCCTTCTCAGGATCAGTATCAGATGCTAAAGTAGGTATAGGTACTTCAACACCTGCTTATACTTTAGATATATCAGGATCAACTAGAATAAATGATATACTAATACTAGAACCAAGATCAACAACACCAACCCCTGTAGAAGGAATGATAATAGCATCAGGCTCAGCCGGAGCTAGTATATTATACTATTACAACGGAACAACTTGGAATGCACTATTCTAATAAAATAAAATAAAATAAAAAATGTGGTTATATCAAAATAGAAAAATAAACGAACTTACAGATATGCCCGAAGACAGTTTCGGGTTTATCTATGAAGTAACACACCTACCAACCGATAGAAAATACTTAGGAAAGAAACAACTTATTTCTATTACAACTAAAGCTTTAGGAAAGAAAGAATTAGCTTTAATAACAGATAAAAGAGCAAGTAAAAAGAAAAAAGTTACAAAAGAATCTGATTGGAAAACCTATTATGGATCACATCCAGAAATAAAACAATTAATAAAAGAAGGTAAACAGTCGGAATTTACAAGAGAAATTCTTATCTTTACTCTTAATAAGAAGCTTCATACATATTATGAGAATAAATTCCTATTTATAAAAGGAGTAATAGAGCCAGATTCCAACTATATAAATGATAATATAGAAGGAAGATATTTTAGAAAAGACTTTTATGATAAAACTGCTTAACCTATTAGCGGATACAACACCAGGCTTAAACTACCATTTAAAGCATGGTATCCCTTTATCTGAGAATATCTACCGATACTCTTCCAAGGCCTTTATACAATTGTTTACTGAAGCAAGAACACTTCATAGAGACGGTTATTTAGACTTATGTGAAGAAGACAGAATTCTTTTAGAGGAAACACAAATAGGAGAGTATACAGAATATGAAGATAAAGTTGTACCCTTAGATGTACCCTTTGCATATCAAGATGAAGTAAAAATTGGTATGATTGTTATAGGTCAAGATAATACAAGGTTTAGAGTTATAGATATAGGAGATGGAAAGATTTACCTAAAATCATCATCAGAACCTACACCAGCTGTAACCTTCCCAGACGATTTCTTTAAGACAGAAAGACCTACTGATTTTTGGGAATACTTTTCATTAGATAAAATAGCAGAAGGAGAATACAGAGGCAAAGATGTTCCTTTGAATAAACCAAAAAGAGGGGGTTCTAAAAAATTCTACGTTTATACAAAGAATAACAAAGGAAATGTAGTAAAAGTATCTTTTGGAGGTACAACAGGACTGAATGTAAAGATAGATGAACCAGGAGCAAGAGCTTCTTTTGCAGCTAGACATCAATGTCATACAAAAAAGGATAAAACAAAACCAGGATACTGGGCATGTAACATCGGAAGATATTGGAAATCATTAGGAGGAAGTAGAAACTTTAGTGGATACTGGTAATATTTATATAAAAAATAATAATGGAAAATTTCACAAAACTGGTATCATGCCTGTTTCATTCAAGAACACAAGTACATGTATTTCATCTACAAACTAAATCGTTTGCAGAACACAAAGCACTAAACGACTACTATGACGGTATTATTGGTATAGTAGACGGATTAATTGAATCATATCAAGGTAAGTATGGAATTGTACTGAACTACAGTAACTTACCTATAAAAAATTATACAGATAATACTCAAGTGGTTTCATACTTTATGCAACTAGGAGAAGTAGTTGATATACTAAGACAAGATGTAGAAGATTCCTACTTACAGAATCAAATCGATAATGTAACAGAATTAATAGAGTCAACTAAGTATAAATTAAGATTCCTAGCATAACATATTCTCTGACATGAGTCAAGAAAGTAGACCCTACCAAGAAGTAAAGACATTTGACCATATCTATAGAAAGTTTACACAGGATATAGATGAAGAAGAGTTAGTGTGGCATAGGGATAGAAAAGACCGAGAGGTACAGATAATAGGAGAAACAGATTGGTTGTTTCAACTAGAAGACAAGATACCTCAGCAATTAAAAAACACAATATTTATACCAAAAGATACCTACCACAGGTTAATAAAAGGAACAGGAGAGTTAAATATACATATAATAGAATTCTAGTGGAAACAGAAGTTACAGGGTATTATTGGATACTATCAGTATTAGTATTTGGAACAATTCTGTTTATGGTAGAACTAAAAAGAAAACAATGAAAAAATCACAACTAAGACAGTTAATACTTGAAGCAATACAGGGGTATTCTAAATATGCACCAGGAGGAGTAACCAAAGGAGGAACTACAGATGACTTTAGAACCATATTAACTAGAATTGCCAAAGGAGAAGATCAAGTAGCAAGAGGTAATGCGATTTTAGACAAAGCTAATCCTGAAAATGTAGATAAAATTACTAGAGGAGAAGAACCTGTTTACGAAGAGAACGATTTACAGAAATACACAGTATTCTTCTACACCAACGATGATGACCATGACTGGGATGTAATGGCTACATCAGAAGAAGATGCAATTGAAAAAGTACAATCAGGAAAAGCAACAGGACCTTACGGACAAACACTCCCAAGACTCGCAAGAAAATTCTCAGCTAAAAAAGTAGGGTGATAAAGCTTATATCAATATTAAAAGAGATTGTAGATCCAACCCAAGAATACCAAGACCTAGTTGAAAAGATAAAACAGCAAGGAGGTAAATTCTTAGGATCAGGTGATTATGGAGCAGCTTTTTTAGTAGGGGATAAAGTACTAAAAGTAACCACTGATTCAGAAGAGCTAGAAGATGCACAGATCTTAAAAGGGAGAAATACTAAATACTTTGTATACATATATGATGTAGAGGTTATAAATCCAAAGCTAGGAATCATTGCAATGGAAAACCTAGAACCATATACAGCAGATCCTAGTGCTATTATAGTTGACGATATCTACGATGAAGCAGACAGTTTAGGCATTTCACCGGACTTAGAAGGACCAGGAGGTAGGGTTAAGATGGATAATATAATGCAAGATAGAAACGGTAATATAAAAGTAATAGACGTATAATGGCTAGAGGAAATCATACATCACCGCAAAGAACCAAGAGAACTAAGAGCAGAAAATCGGTATTAAAAACATTTAATGTGATAAAGCAAAATGAATTAGTACTTAAAAAATTAAAATAATAAAAGAAAGGCTTGTTTATTCAAGTCTTTTTTCATATCTTAAGATGTCAAGCAGTTATGTACATATATGAGTAGCAATATACTATTAGGTTTTATAGAGAATGTCTTAGGTAAATCTCACAAGAGAGCAAGGGAGAACTATGCCTTTACTTGTCCTAAATGTAATCACCATAAACCAAAGCTGGAAGTAA